GGTCACGCTCTCAAAATTTCGAGCAGTCATGGCTAACCGTGCGGTCAATCTTGGATTCACAAAAGTCGGCGGCGCGATGCCGTTACCAAAAGAAGCATGAGCACCCGGACAAACATCCGCAACGCTACCGCCACCGCGCTCACGGGCGCTCTCGTCGTTCCAACGGCGAACATCTTGCGCGGGCGCAACAACACGATTGCGAGCGTCAGCTTTCCGGCCGCAGCCGTCTACGCGGTCAGCGAGCAGATCGAGGTGCGCACGCTCGGGCCGAGCAATCGCACGCAATACCGGCAGCTGCAGCTCGTCGTGGACTACTTCATCGCTGAGAGCGGCACCTACCTGATCGATGACCTTTTCGACACTGGCAGCGCGGCGGTCGAAGCGGCCGTGCTCGCGGACGTTACGCTGGGCGGCGTATGTCAGGACCTCCATTTGAACAGCGTGGACTATAGTATTGAGACGGATGAAGACAAGCGCTTCGGATCGGCTCGGCACACTTTTAACTGCATCTACTTTTCAACCGACTAACCTTATTTTATGGCAACCAAACTCGGCCGAGAAGGCCTCATCAAACTGTCCAGCACGACCATCGGCGAGCTGCGCAACTACGCTCTGACCCACACCTCCGACACCGTGGAAGATTCGGTCATCGGCGACACCTACCGCACCCGGCTCGCATCCATGAAATCGTTCTCGGTTTCTGGTGACCTTTACTGGGACGAGGGCGACGCCGGTCAGCTTCTCATCACCATCGGCTCGCAGGTCACGCTCAACCTTTACCCAGAAGGCGCGACGACCGGCGATATTTACTATCAGGGTGCGGCCATCGTCACGCAGTTCAACGTCTCCGCGTCGTTCGACGGCATTGTCGAGGGCTCAATCGCTTTCGAGGGCAACGGACCGCTGAGCACCCTGACGGCTTAATTTCGCAGGAAAAACACACAACACACACATGGACGCAATCGACCTCGTAAGAGAACACTTCGCCTCACTCGGCACGCGCAAAATCGACGTGCCGGAGTGGAAGCTAGTCGTGCACGCAACGCCGGTCACGCTCTCGGAAAAAAACCGGCTTTATCGTCGCAGCAAAGAGAACGACATGGAGCTGCTCGTGGACATCCTGATCATGAAAGCGACCGACGAGCACGGCGCGAAGCTGTTCACTATTGAGCACAAGCCGACGTTGTTGAACAAGGCCGACAGCAACGTCGTCGGCCGCGTCGCAAACGCCATTCTCGCGGACGACGCACCGAAGGTAGACGACCTAAAAAACTGATCTACGGCGGGGAGGCGGCAGACCTCCTCGCCGTTTACGCGCTCGCGGATCGTCTGCACAAATTTGCCCACGAGGTGCTCGCGATGCCGGCCGAGGAACTGAACGGCTGGCTGGCTTACATCGAACACCAAAACCGAAAACTAAAACAACATGGCTGAGGCATCATTTATTCTGCGGGCGGTGGATGCGACGAAGCAGGCTTTTGCCAGCGTGCAGAACTCGCTCGCGAAGTTGCAGCAAAGCTCTCAAACGGCGGCGGGCTTCATGAAAAGAGCCTTCGACCCGCGGGCTCTCGGCGCAGGGTTTGCAGCGGCGCTCGGTCTTTCGCTGACCTCAGTTATTGATTCCGTCATCACAAAATTGACCGAATTGGTTATGCGTGCGGAAAATGTCCGCAAGATTTTGAGAGAATCTCGACTTGAGTCGGAAGGAATTTTGGAAGCAGGTATTTTCGCGGCGATGGACCCGGTGCGCCAACTGGAAACTATCCAAGCAAAAATCATAAAAAACGCCGCAGAAATCGACAAGCTGCGCAGCAACGTAAGAGAGGAAGTGGTCGCACTACCACAAGGCGGATCGGTGACCGTTCAGCTAGGCAGCGTCAAAGAAGCCGAAGAGCTTAAAAAACTGGAAGCAATGCGGGCATCGCTGGTCATTGCGAATCTTAATTTAATAAATCAAATCGAAAGAGACACGGCTGAAATCAAAACAAAATCAGACGACGAATCACTCGACGCGCAGAAAAAGGTTAATGATCTTTTGCGGGAGTCTAGCAATCTCATGCTGAAAGGTCTTGAAGTTCCAAGGGATGATGCTTCCGCAAGGATTGAGGCAACGATCGAGCAGACTTTGGCGAACCGAGAGCTCGGCAAATCTTTAAGTGATTCCGTCATGACTCCGATGGAAAAATACGTCGCTGCGCTGGAGCGCATCGATTTATTGCACGCCAAAAAAACCATAGATGACGAGACCATGATTCGTCTTACCGGAGAGGCCGGCGCAGCATTTGCAGCAACATCAGGCGATGTTGAGGATATGGCATCGCGCCTCAGTATGGTGAACGAAGAGGCAAACAAAACGATTCCTGCAATGTCTCAACTCGCGCAAATGAGCAACGACGCCGGCAACATGATCGCCCAAGGCTTCGAGGATGCGATCTTGAGCGGGCAAAAGCTCAGCGAGGTCGTCCGCGCGCTCGGCCGTGATTTGGTGCGGCTAGTGTTCCAGCAAATGGTCACGCAGCGCCTCGCGGCAGGAGTTACCGGAGTTCTGCAAGGCAAAGGCTTTGCCGGTTTCATGGCCGATGGCGGGCCGGTGAGCGCAGGCTCCTCTTACGTCGTCGGCGAAAAAGGCCCAGAGCTGTTCGTGCCGCACGCGTCGGGCACCATCGTTCCAAACAACAAGATGGGCGGCGGCAGCGGTTCGGGCGGCGGCAGCGTGACGGTCAATTACAACATCGCGGCCGGCGTCTCTCGCGCCGAACTCGCTCCGATCCTCGAACAAGAACGGCGCCGGCTAAAGGCCGAGATCCCCGACATGGTTCGACGCGGCGGCGGATACCGCGCAGCCTTCGCCTAATCGTCATGGCCATCTCCTATCCACTCACGCCGCCGAGTCCGTTCAACCTCTCGCGCTTGTCGTTTACGGGCGTTTCTGCGACCTCGCGCAACACGTCGCCCTTCACGTTGCAGACCCAGCAATACAACTGGCCGGGCCAAGCGTGGCTCGGCTCGGTCGATTGTCCGCCGATGAAGCGTGCGGACGCTGAGGAGATCGTCGCCTTCCTGCTCAAGGCGCAGCGCGGCACGTTCTATTTTCAAGACTACGCCAACCCGCTTAACCGAGGCGGCGTCACCGGGAACCTCGCCGTTTCCAGCGCAACCGCGAACGGCACCACGCTCGGGATCAGCGGAGCGAGCGGGCAATTCGCCGTTGGCGATTGGCTGCAAATCTCAACCTCGCTTTACAAGGTCGTCGAATCGACCTCGTCATCGAGCGTGGACGTTTTCCCGGCTCTCCGCAAAAGCTACGCCGGCGGCACTTCGATCATCTACGGCAGGACCGGCAACGCCGCTCGCGCTCAAGGCGTCTTCCGCCTCGCATCGCCAAGCACCGAATGGTCAATCGGCGAGGCGAGTATTTACGGCGTGGGCTTCGCCATCGTGGAGGACGTCGAGTCATGAGCATCACCACCGCCGGCCGGTCGCTCTCGGCCAACATGGTCACCGAGGTCAGCGCGTCGCAGCTCTCGCCGATCTTGCTCGCGTCGTTCTCGTTCTCGACTCCGGTCCGGCTCTGGAGCGGTTACGGGACGATTACCGTCGGCAGCGTGACTTATCAAGGCATCGGCACACTCGGGACGATTTCGCCGGTCGAAGAGACGACCGACCTCTCGGCGCGTGGAATCAACTTCCAGCTCTCGGGAATTCCGAGCGCTTACGTATCGATTGCGCTCACCGAGAACTACCAAGGGAAAGCCTGCTCCGTGCTGTTCGGCGCACTCGACGCGACCGGCGCAATTGTCTCCTCGCCCGTCACGATCTTCGCCGGCCGCATGGATGTCATGTCGGTCAACGATGACGGTCAGAACGCGACGATTATCATGAGCGCGGAAAACAAGCTCGTGGATTTTCGCCGGCCGCGTGAGGTGCGCTACACGCAGGAAGAGCAGGAAAATTTGCACCCCGGCGATCTTGGCTTGGAGTTCGTCACCGCGATCCAAGAAAAACAAATTTACTGGGGCAACGCGAAGCTTGCGGCGCCGGTGCGCGAGGGCGGCGGAGAGACCGAGGCCACCTCATACATGTGACCATGCCAGCACGCCGCGACAACTGGCCGGACCTGCT